AGCACCTCTATTAGAGAAATACCAATGACTTCTGCAACTCAAATCATTCCAATCCTACCTGACTCTGGTTACGCAGAATTTACCGCCAGCCAAGCGGCTGCTGGTAGTTCACCGCATGGTAACTTAGCTCAGAGAGGAGACGCATACAACCCAGGTTCAGCGGGTGGTATCGATATGACTGAGAGAACACTCTCAACTAAAAAATTAATCTCTACTTCCTTTATAGGAAATGAAACTGAAGAAGATGCAATCTTGCCTATTCTTCCGTTAATTAGAGAGTCAATGGTTAGGTCTCACGCTAGAGCAATTGAAAACGCTATCTTAGTAGGAGATGATGCTGATGGTGCATTCGGAACTTCCGGAGTATCTTTTGAAGGACTTTGTCACTTAGCGGCAAACGACTCAAACACTACACAGCCAAGTGGTACATTTGCTGCTACTGACGTTGTTACTGCAGCTAATCTACTAGCTTTAAGAAAATCAATGGGTAAATATGGTGTTAACCCAAGTGAAGTAGTTTACATAGTATCTCAAGATGTATACTATGACTTGTTAAATGATGCTGAGTTCCAAGATGTGAACTTAGTTGGTGACATGGCTACTAAACTAAGCGGAGAAATCGGACAAGTATTTGGTTCAAGAGTACTTATCTGTGACGAGTTTGCTGCTAAAGCTCACTCTAAATTCAACTCTGTAGCTGTATACCCAAGAAACTACGTAATGCCTAGATTAAGAGGCGTTACAGTAGAGTCTGACTACGATGTCGAAAACCAAAGAAGAGTCCTAGTGGCTTCTCAAAGATTAGGTTTCTTAGACCTAATTGATGGTGCTGACTCAGTACAAGCTCTTAAGTACAAATCTAACTAATAGATTGATATGGCTCGAGGGGAGCCTTATCCCCTCACTTATAATTATGGCAGTATCACAAGGCGGAACAAATTTGATAACATTAGCACAGTACAAAGATTTTGCTGGGCTCAATGGCGTGTCGGAAGATGCGAAATTGAATGTTATCATTCCGTCTGTGAGCCAAGCCGTAAAAACATATTGCGGAACTTCGTTTGTAGACTTTTATAGCTCTGCTAAAACGGAGTTCTTCGATATAAAAGATAATCATACTACTGCAATAATGCTAGATGAAAGTCCAATAGTATCTATAACTTCAGTCCAAGAAAGAGATGGACAAGCCAGTGCATATGTGACCCTCATATCCGAAAATTCTGATGGAAGTGGCAAATATGAATTCACTGTAGATGAAGAAACAGACACTATATTTAGAACTGAAGATACTGCTGATAAAGCTTTTCCGAAAGGAAGAAAGGCAGTAAAAGTAGTTTATAAAGCAGGATACGCAAGTACTCCTGGAGATTTAAAACTAGCACTTTTTGACTTAGTAAAATATTACTTAAAAGATGAAAGAAAAGAAAGACTTTCTATAAGTGGAGCTCAGATTAGTAACCAAGTTACTACCAGCCTAAGAGAAAACATTGGCTTTCCTGACCACATAAAAAGGATTCTTGATTTCTATAAATTGTACAAATAATGGCAATATCAAATATAACAGATAGATTTAATAAGATTATAACACAAGCTCAAGCTAAGTTTGCCAGACCTTATATGAAAAATACTCAAGCAGCTTTAGGTAAAGGTAAAATTCTTATGCTTCAAATTGAAATTGGAGGAGATGCCTTAGTACAAAGTGGTATCGAAGGAATTCAGAATATTATTGACGATAATACTCCAGGACAGGAATTAACACCTGAAGGAGTACAGTTTCTTCAAACTTCTAATCAACCACATATTTGGGCAAAAATAATAAACGATAAACTAAAAGAAATTGGAACATCAAAAAGAATTGGAAATGCTATTCAAGGAATTAAAAGTAATGCAGAATTAAAAAAGACAGAGTCTCCTAAGGGCTATTATAGAGGAAAACCTTTTTATAAAAAAGACGGACAGGCAAATGCTATAACACTTATTACTTTTGGGGTAGGAGATGGCAAAGGCGGTCTTACTGGTAAAGTTGACGAACAGATTAGAAAGGCGATTAATAACATAGCACAACATATGTATGAAAAATGGTTTGATGCTGCATTAGGTCAACCTGGTCAAGGAAATCTATTTGTGAGAGCAGGTTTTAGAGATAATATTGGAACAAGCACTAGAAAGAAAGAGCAAACTTTTCGACAAAAATTTAAAGAAAAATTTCGACAAGAACACGCATCTGATACAACAACAGCTTTATTTGCTTTAAATAATATAAGAAATCAATCATTAGATTATAACGGAAGTTATAAATTTCAACTATTTGATGTTCAAAATGCTGTATTAGATAAGACTGGAGTTGATTGGCAACAAGACATTAAAAAAGAAGGATTTAAATATACAATAGATAGTAAAATTAAATTTAGAATTGGACCAAATCCAAGACTACCTACTGATATGACAGGTCCAGGTGGTGGTGTTAAAAAACTAGCAGAAAAGTTTATTAAAAAAGAAATTCTTGCAGAAGCACAAGCAAAAGGAGAAATACCAACAGGTGTGCCTGGGACTGGTGCAAATCTAGGGGGTCTTTTTTCTTTAGATTTTATGGCAAGTGTGCCACCTAGAAAACAAATAGCAGATGATGCTGTAGTTACAATAGCAAAAACAATAAAAAAGAATTTAAAAAGTAAAAAGAATTTAAAAGTAACAACAAAAATAAAAGCTAAACCTTTAAAAAGTAAAGGAAGAAAAGCAAAAATTAAAACCAAGTCAAAAGGAAGAATAAGTCTTGGCGGAGCAACAGTAGCGGTAGCAGGTAAAATAGCTTCTAAAGGTAAAGGTGGTCGTTCACCAAGACCTAAAAATGCAGATGCAACATTAGATATGTTGAAACTGAAAAAACAAATTAATAAAAGACTACCAACAGCTGTGAAACAAAATATGGGACGCCCTGCTTTAATAAATCAAACTGGAAGATTTGCAGAGAGTGCAGAAGTTGTAAGAATAAAACCATCAGCAAAAACACTTGTAGCTGATTATACTTATCAACTTAATCCATACGAAACTTTTGAAAATACAGGCGATAAACAATGGCCTGCAGGATATAATCCAAAACCTTTAATAGCAAAAAGTATTAGAGAAGTAGCACAAGCAGCTGTAGATGAAAAATTTATACTTAGGAGAGTTTAATGTCTACAGAGTATAGGACAAAGCGTAGAAAAATTGTAGACGCTTTAGTCGATAAAATGAAATTAATAAATGGGCAGCACCCTTATAACTCAAATGTTTTTAATAATGTTAAGGGAAAAATGCTGTTCTTAGACGAGATTGAAGAATATCCAAAAGTCTGTGTAATAGCAGGCGATGAAGTTAGAGAGTATCAAACTGCTGGCTTCAAATGGAGATTTTTAACAGTAAATATAAGAGCATACGTTCGTAATGAAGAAGATGCTCAAGAAGAATTAGCAACGCTATTCGAAGATATCGAAAAGATTATCGATGAAAGCGATGCTTTAGTGTACGACACTAGCATAATACCTAATGGTACTACAACGTCAATGACGATAGATAGTATTACTACTGATGAAGGAGCAATCGCTCCTCTGGGTATAGGGGAAATGTCGGTAACCGTACGATATTAAGAAACGGCGAAGCAGATAATTATCTAGCTAAGCCCTTTCAATGTGATAGGAGATAAAAATGGCACTTAATCTATCAAGAAATACCAAGGTATACGTCAGTTCAGTAAATGGTACTTCCACTGCTGGTGGAATTAAAACTGTTACTGTTACTACTGCGGGTTCTGGTCATGCCGTGGGCGATGTTATTTCATTTGCAGCAGATGACACTTCAGGAAGTGGAATAAATGCGAAATGTGTTGTTTCCGCAGTCGGAGGTTCTGGAGCAGTTACAGCTGTAAGTATTCCTAATAACTTTCGAGGAAGTGGATTTGTTAACAGTGAAACATTAACTCAAGGAGATGCAAATGATTCAACTGGTTCAGGAACTGGACTTGTTTTAACAGTATCTTCAGACCCAGGTACAACCACAACAACTACAGATGGTAACAGAATTGGAACTGGCTTATTTAAAGGTAATGGCGCAAATGCCAACACTTTCAGAGTAGGTGTGTTAGATGGATATAGCTTTTCGCAAGGAAGTGATGCAACAGATGTTGTAATCAACGAAGCGGGAGCAACTCCAAACAGAGGACAAAAAAGATTTAATGACTCTTTACCGCCAGCAGAATGGTCTTTCTCAACTTATGTAAGACCTTTTAAGCATGGAACTAATAGTAGTAATACTTCAGGCAAACATGATATGGTTGAAAACATATTATGGGCAGCTATTGCAGGTAAAGACATTACAGGTGGCGCACTAAGTGGAACTTCTGCTCCAGCGGTAACAGTAGATTCTACTGATGCAGATGTTAGTTTTGCACAATCAGAACACCACGAGTTATTAAAACTTTCAATTTTCTTTGCTTTAGAAAACACAACTTACAGACTAAATGAATGTCAAGTAAACCAAGCAGAAATAGACTTCTCTATAGATGGAATAGCAACAATTGCATGGTCTGGTAATTCAACTACTATTGACCAAATTACTGTTCCAATGGAAGACCCTAATACTTCTTACAATAGTGATAATTCATCAACTGGTGGAGCATACTCAGCTAACAGCACAATTAATCATGCTGAAGGCTTTAACTATGTAGATACTACTGGTCCTGATGATGCAGACTATTTAAGAAACAAATTATCAACGCTAACACTTTCAACTGCAGAGCAGGGAAGTGGAGCAGCAAGTGGTGGACTGGATGCAAAATCTTACGATATTGCAATCACAGGTGGTTCAGTAACTATAGCGAACAACATCACTTATGTAACTCCTGAAACTTTAGGGGTTATTGATAAACCAATTGGTTCTTTCTCAGGAGCAAGACAAATTAGTGGAAGCTTAACTATGTATTTAAACACTACAGGTTCAAGTGGTTCAGGTAATGGTTCAAACCAATTACTCGCTGATTTGGCTGGTGCAACTGACTTAGTTAGAAATGCATTTGACATGAGTCTATTTATGGGAGGAGGTTCTTCCGACACACCAGTCGTAGAATTTGACCTTCCAAGAGCACATTTCCAAGTTCCAGCTATTGAAGTCGCAGACTTGATTTCAGTATCTGTTGAATTTGCAGCTCATGGTTCAGATATAACTGCAGCCGATGAAATGACAGTTAAGTACAAGGGATTAACTTCTCATAGTGATAGTACTTACGCAACTGATAACACAGTATAATCATGACGGTATACAACTTTCGTAGAGAAAGCTCTGTATTCATAGTACACGGCGGGAGTCGCTATTCTATAAGAACGACTCCCGAAGTGTCCATCTCCCAAACATTTGCGGAAGATTCGTACACAGTAAAGACTTTGCACGACCAGACAAAAATGTTTGAAGGGACAACAATAACAAAAGCAAACCCTGCAAATTTTTCGTTTGGTATTTATCTTACAGAAGAAAAAGATGAAACAATAGTAAAAAGTCTTTTAACGGAATACGATACAAGTTCAGGAGAACAATTAGTAAAAACTTTTGACTTGTATATTATTAGTACTGAGAGTACTTTTAAAATAGAAAATTGTCATATTAATACTGGTGATTTTGTATTTGATATAGGAGGACCTCTCACATTAAATGTAAGTGGACAAGGAGAAAAATTGACAAGAGCAGGAGATTCAACTTTTACAGTTCCAGGAACTGTAGTGTCACCAAGTGCAACATACACTCCCACCACACCAGTTTTAGATGTAGAGATAGGTGGAACAGATGTTCCAAATCTAGTAAATGCTACATTACAAGTACAGAATAATACTAATTATAAAGGATTTGAAACTTTACAAAATAGTCTTTCAGTTACTAATAATACAAACGCAATGTATCCTAGCGGGTTCACATTAGATAACAGGGTTGTGTCAGGAAATATTACTCAATTTTTAACTTCAAGTAATTCGAGTACTTTCTTTGACTTTTCAACAAATAGTAATATTACTTTAAAAACATTACTAAATGGAGGAACCTTTTTTCAAGCAGCTTTAACAGGCTGTATGTTTACCAAAAGAATACAAGTAGGAGAAGCTTTTCAAGATGTAATAGACTTCAGATTAGTTTCAAGTCCTGCAAACTTAAATACAATTATAACTTATTAACACGGAGAAATCATGGAGTTAAAACAATTACTCGTAGATAGTAAAACTACTTGGGTGGAATTCCCAGGACTTGAAGGATTTGAAGTTGAACTTGCAAATCTATCAAGAAAAGAACTAAACAATCTTAGAAAAAGATGCACAACAAATAAGTTCAATAGAAAAACAAGAATGTTTGAAGATAGCTTAGATGAAAATAAATTTGTAAAAGAATTTACATCAGCTACTGTTAAAAACTGGAGAGGATTAAAACTAGGCTACTTAGAAGATTTAGTTTTAGTAGACTTAGTAAATCAAGATAAGGAGAAGGAATTACCATTTTCTGAAGCCAATGCAGAACACTTAGTAGAAAACTCAAGTGAATTTGATAATTGGTTAAATGAAGTTGTGTTTGACCTTGAAAACTTTCGTAGCAAAGAATCTGGAGGAGTTAAAGAAAAAGCTAACGCAGTATCTTGATAACAAAGATATAGGAATGACAAAAGACCAGTATCTCATGATGTGTGAGCAAACTGGTCAAGAAGTGGACTGGGAAAAGTGTCCTGCAGATTGGGAAGATTTCCCTCCACTTGTTTGGGAAGCTGTAAATATCTATAATTCATTAGGAGATAGAGTATTTCCAGATATAGGATATATAGGAAAAGATTTTACAAATTTAGCCTTTATATTTAAAATAGAAAAAACATCTAAATATGCCCAAGAAATAATATTCGATTTAATTCTTTGGTTAGATTCGAGAAATATAAAAATTTCTCAAGAAAAAATAAGCGCAGAGTACGCTAAGTTAAAGCAGAAAAAATAATGGCAGACAATCAAATTGTAATAAAACTGAGAATAGATGATAAGGGTAACCTTAAAAAAGCTTCATCACAAACAGAAAAGCTTTCAAAGAGTACTGATAAAGCAACTCGTTCTACAGATAGATTACAAAAATCAAGAGATAAATATAGTAGAACTGAAAAAGGCGTAGCTGGTATATCTTCTAATTCAACTAAAAACTTTTCTAAAATGCAACAATCAATCGGAGGTGGAGACGGCTCCGGTGGATTAGTTCGTGCTTATGCATTATTAGCTGCAAACGTTTTTGCTTTAACAGCTGCGTTTGGTGTTTTATCAAGAGCTTCACAAATTGAAGTACTAACTCAATCAATTGAAAGACTTGAAATAGTTTCAGGAAAAAGTATAAAACAAGTAGGAAGAGACTTACAAGAAGCTTCAGGATTTTCTCTTGATTTTGCATCATCTTTAAGGTCTGTATCTTTAGCAACAAGTGCAGGGTTTAATGCAAAACAAATTCAAGAATTAGGAGAGGTAGCAAAGAATGCCTCGGTATCTTTAGGAAGAAATCTAGCAGATGGTTTAGATAGAATATTTAGAGGGGTTATTAAAGTAGAACCAGAGCTCTTAGATGAAATCGGTTTATTTGTTCGTGTAAATGAAGCAGCAAATAAATATGCAGCAGACTTAGGAATAGCTGCAAGTGACTTAACAGAATTTCAAAAACGACAAGCTTTTGCAAATGAGGCAATAACTCAAGGACAAAAGAAATTTTCTGCTTTTGCAGACATAGACCCAGCTCCTTTAGATAAATTAGCTGCTTCATTAAGTGATATAGCACAAACTGCTTTATCTGTAGTTACAGGAGCTTTAAATCCAATCTTATCATTTTTCCAAGAAAATCAACAATTCCTTGCGGCAGCTTTTAGTGCTGTAGCTTTTGCTTTACTAAGACAAGCTGTTCCAGCTTTGGGAACATTCGCAATAAATGCAAAACAAGCTGCTCTTGATGCACAAGCAGCTTTTACAGCTACAGAACAAGCGGCTAAAGACGCAATTGAAGGAGAGCGTGCAGGATTATTAGAGAAAGCTCTTAAAAAAGAAAAAGATATCACTAAAGAAGTTAAAAAAAGAGCTACACTTACAGAAAAAGGTAGGTCAGGTTTTGGAGGAAAAGGAGTTCAGGCAGCAAGAGATGAATTCAAAGCCGCTAAAACCTCAGAAGACAAAATTACAGCACTAGGAAAAGAAAGAGATGCTTTAAATTTATCAAAAAGAAGAGCAAGCGCAGACAATATAAAACTTATTGAAAAAGAACAAGGATTAATTGATAAACAAATTCTTAAAGAAAAAAGCTTAATGCGAGCAGTAAATGCGAGAAAGAAAGTACAGAGCCAACCAGTGCCTCAAGATGCACTACAAGGAACTCAATTTGATTTAGCAAAAGAACAAGCGAGAGTTAAAGTTTTAAGACAAACAAGTGTAGAATCCATTTCTAATAAAATTGCAATAGAAGGATTTGGTGCAGGACTTAAAGAATTAGGAAAACAAACAGGTAAAAGTAATAAAAAATTACAAGAATTAGGATTTTTAACAAGAGTGGCATCAAAAGCAAGTATAGCAGGTCAAGGAGCTTTTCTACTTTTTGGAGATGCACTGTCAAAAACAATGAGATTTTTAGGTCCAATTACTTTATTATTATCTATACTTGGTCCAATAGCAGTAACTGTTGCAAAAGCAATCGGACTTACAAGCAAAGAATCTGATGAGTATAATAAAAAACTTGCAGCAACTAATGAATTACAAGAAACATTTGCTGAAAAATTAGAACATAGTGCAAAAACTTTAGCAATGCTAACAACTGATGAAAAATTTAGTTATACAGCACAAGCAGATGCACTTGCAGCTGCAAATGCTGCTGTTATGGAATATATAGGTAGCATTAATGACTTAATAGACGCTGAAAATAAGTTACGAATACAAAGAGAAGGCAGAAGTATAGGTCTTGCTGACAGTCTTCTTCAAGGAGGCAGAGACGCAGAGATAGAAGAAAACATAAGAAAATTCATGGCAGAAATTGGTGGTGCTCAAGAGGGTGTAATTTCTCAAGAGCTATTAGACTTACTCGAGTTAGGTGGAGTGGAAATAAGAAACTTTATAAGTATTCTTGGAGAGCTAGATATCGCCCAAAAAGCAGTAGCAGCATCAGGTGAAAGAGCCGACGTATTCCCTACAGGTGCAGGAATGCCCGCAGTTGTAATAAATACTGACGAAGAAGAAGCCGTAAATAAGCTCAATGAGAAAAGAAATAAAATACTAAATGAGTCTGTTAGAATATTAATGTTGAACAAAAAATTTGTAAAAGAAATTGAAGAACTTACAACTTCGCAAGATAAAGCAAGTCAAAATGTAAAATCTGCAATAGAAGGAGCTACAGATTCAGTTAGAGAGTTTCAAAAAGCATTTATAACAAAAACAGATATAGATAAACCATTATCCAGCATCATAGCATTAAACTCAGCCCTTGAATCTCAAGTAGTAAATGGTGAAAAAATTAACTTATCTGGAGAAGAAAGAACAAGAAGGCTGCAATCAATTCAAAACGAAGAAAGCGACATTTTAAAATTACTAGATACTGAAGTACAAAGAGAACTAATGAAGATAGATTTAACCAAAACTCGTAAGTTTCTTGGTCTCGAAATAAAGGAAGGGGAACAAGAATTCTTATCTTTATTAGAACAGGAGGAGAAAAAACTTAGAGATATACAACTAAATTTAGCTATTCAAAAACAAAATATTGCACGTGCTACAGCCGAAATGAAAGCTTTTTCAGGAGCTACTAAAGAAAGTTTACAAGGCATAGTAGCTCAAAGTAAAGTAACTTTACTAAATGCTAAAAGACAGAAAGAATTAGCAGCAGATAACTCTAGAAATGCTAGAAATGCAGCAAATAAAACAAAAGCTGAAGTAGCAGAGCTCTCAAAACTTGAAGGCAGAGCATTAACAATCGCATTAAAAAAAGAAGATGATAGATTAAAAGTATTAGGAGCAATAAACGCACATAGAGACGAAGAGTTAAAAATAGTAGAACAAACATTAGCACAAAACTTAGAAGTGTTTAGAATGGAAGAAAGAATATTAGAATTAAGATTAGGAAGTGTTAATGCTTCAATAAAAGCAAATGACGCTGCAGCAGCAAACCTAAAACTACGAGCAGAAATAGCAAAACTACAACAAGGTAGAGGAGGACAATTAACTCCTGGAGAAGAACTAGAACTAGAACTAGAGGCATTCAAGGCAGGAAAAAAAGATAGAAACGAAAGAATCGAACTTGAAGATAGAATTGGAGAACTCAAAAGACAAGTAATGGTAGCTGAGTTTAATACTTTTCTCCAAAGACACAAAATAGAAGTTGAGTTCCTAAAAACAAAACTACTAGCAGAGAAAGATTTAACTGAGAATCAAAAAGAAGCATTTAAGAATGTTGAAAAGATGATAAAGGAAGCAAGTAGTACAGTTCCTGAAGCTGCAAATAAATTAGATAGCGAATTACGAACTGCAAGACTAAAAGATGAAAACGATACCTTAAGTTTTTACAAAAAGCTTTTAACTTTTCAAGATGGAATTTTTAAACAAGACCCTAATAAGTTTTTAGAACTTGGAGAAGGAATTAGAACAGGATTAAATATAAATGAAAAGGAAGGTGTTGTTTTTGACCAAATGCGAGAAGATGAACAAAGAAAACTTGCGGCTAGAGACATAACTCAACCTGAGTTTGACAAGGCAATTGAGAAGATAAATGCTGATGAAAAAATGTCTAATCTTAAAACAAATACTTTAATGGCTGCAAATGCTTTAACAGTTCTTGCAGAAGGATTTAAACAATTTGGACCTGACGGAGAAGTTGGAGCTGCTATGGCAGGTTTTGGAGCAACTCTTTCAGCAAGTTTTGCGCCTTTAATGTCAGAGGGAGAAGATAGCGCTAAACAAAAAATGGCAGCAGTTGGAAGTATAGTTGGCTCCTTAGCAAATCTAATGACCTCAGCTTCTAATGCTAAAATTGCAGGTGTTGACAGAGAAATTGACGCAGAAAAGAAAAGAGATGGAAAGTCAAAAGAATCACTAGCTAAAATCAAACAAATGGAAGCTAAAAAAGAACAAATGGCTAAAAAAGCTTTTGAACAAAATAAGAAAATGCAAATAGCTATGACTATAATTAATACTGCAACAGCTATTATGGGAGTTCTAGCTCATGAAGGTACAAAAATTGGTGCTGCAGCAATAGCATTTTCTGTTATGATTGGGGCTATGGGAGCAGCCCAGATAGCTATGATAAAACAACAGCAATATCAAGGAAGTGGAGGAGGAGACTCAGCGGCAGCAGCAGCTCCTACAAATTTAAGTCTTGGAAGCAGAGGAAACGAAGTAAATGTAGCAAATCAAGCAAACAGAGGTGAGCTTCCATTTCTAAGAGGAGCACAAGGAAGCGGAAGTATTAGTAACTTTACTCCTGCAGCTTCAGGAAGAAGAGGCTATGCAGTTGGTTCAGAAGGAGTAGTTGTAGGAGAAAGAGGACCAGAAGTTATAACTCCATCAATGCCAGTAGATATAACACCAAACGATAAAATAGGAGCTTCACCTATGAATGTAAACTTTACTATACATGCAGTAGATGCAGCAGGATTAGAACAAACACTTCAATCACAAAGAGGAAATATAATAGGAATGATAAGAGACGCAGCAAATGGATATGGACAAAACTTTTTAGAAACAGTAGACATAGATACTTTAGATGAAGGAGGAACTTACTAATGGCAACTTTTGGAACCTTTGCAAATAGATTACCTGACCCAGAGTTTAATATAGCGCCAGATGGGTCCACTACCAATGCAGTAGCAACTGACCTTGGACCGGGTTTCGCGTCCGTTAAATTTAGCTCTGAACAGCCAGTCTCTATGACTCGTACTAATAGTGGAAGAGTTATAACTCGTGCAATTGTGGGTCATCATTGGAAAATCGAAATTTCATATAACCCTATGACAAGGGCAGAATTTGAACCAATATATAATTTTTTAGAAGAAAGAAGAGGCAGATTAAAGCCTTTCTTTGTTGTACTTCCACAATACTCTTCACCACAAACTGCAAGTGGCGGAACAATATCCACTTCAGGAACGATATCTTCTGGTGCTACAAATTTTTTAGTACAAGGAAGTTCGGTATCAGGATTAAACTTAGGAAGAGGGGATATGATTACGTTTAATGACAGTTCAAATTCAAATCATTTAAAAGCATATAAAATAGTAAGAGTACATACTGCAACAAATAAACTATCTTCAGATTCTGCATTAGACCAGACAAATGAAAGAAGATATTATGTATCTCCTCCTATAGAAAAAGAAATTACCTCTGGCAGCACAGTAGTATATACAAATCCACTTATTCGAGTTATTAACACTAAAGATATTGTAGAATATGACTTAGGAACAAATAACTTATATCAATTCTCACTTAGTTTAGAGGAGGCTCAACCTTAATGGCAGTCAAAAAAAGTATAAATAGCGATATTGAAACTCTATTAGTTTCTAATGGAGAGTTTGAATATGCTCATCTAATAAAGTTTGAGCGACCAAATGCTCCTGATAATTTACAATTTAGAACTAATGCTAATAGATATGCTTATTTTACAGATGCAGCGAGAGATATAAGTTTTGATGATGCAAGTATAGACCAAGATGGAAATGCAAATGGAGCTCAGATTTATAGAGCAAATAGAGTTAAATCACTAGGCGCTTATTCGGAAACAATTCAAGCAAAAGCAACAAGTATGAACTTAGTACTAGGGGCTGAGCATTTAAACGCCTCGGTAAGTGTAACAGGTACTTTAGCAAATGCAGGACATTTTACATACTCTTCAGGATTTTCTAGTGAAGAATTTGATTTTGTAGAGTTAGGATTCAGAGAAGGAGATTTAGTATCTTTTAGAAGAAATGATGGAACAGCAATAAATGATGGAACTAATTCAACTACTTCTGCAAAATATATTATTACAGGATTTACAAACTCAAATCAAAAATTAACTTTAGCAAGAACCGGAAATGATTCAACTGTAGATTTCTTTGATATAGGATTTCCTTCAAGTGATATAAACACAGCTTTCACAATATCTTTAGAATCTGAAGAACTAAGAGGAATATTAGCTATAGAAAGCAATACTTTATCTACGCCTACTTTTTTCAATCGAGAGGTATTTATATATAAAATATTTATTGACCCTGAAACAGGAGCCATATTAGGAGCAGGGGACAGCACAAAAATTAATGGAATTTTAACTTTTAAAGGAATTATAAGCTCTTGTACTCTAAATGAAAAGCCTAAAGGAAGTACAGTTACTTGGGCACTCACAAGTCATTGGGGAGACTTTAATGAAAGAAAAGGAAGAATTACATCTGACTCAGCACATAGAGGATTAGACTCTCAAATGCAACCACAACCTCAGCAGGCACTTCGCCCGCTTCATGCAGGAGATATGGGATTTTTACACGCAGAAAGTTCGTTAGCAGCTTTAGCTGAATATCAAAGATTTGAAACACGAAAAGAGTATAGATTCTTTTCAAAAAAAGCTGGAGGTCTTAGAGGTCTTAGTGGTGGTAAAAATTACCATATGGAAGAAGTTGAAGTTACAGATACAATAGATGAAAAAATAAATCTTGATTTAGGACTATCAGCCGCAAATATACCTCTTATATATGGAGTACGAAAAATTGAAGGTATCCCAGTATTTGCTGATACAAAAAATAATAACTCTAGAGAGCTTCATGTTATTTATGCTATAGCAGAGGGAGAAGTACACGGTATGTATAATCTTCATATTGATGGAGTAAGTACGGTATGTACTGACCAATCAGATTTTGATGTTAGAAATGGTCATACTGGAACAACTAAAGATGAAACAAAAATGGTTTGTTACGGAAGAATGGCACGAGGAGAAACTCTTCCAGGCCTTAAAGACGGGGGTCTATCAGGATTAGTAGAACCAACGAATATTCAAAATACAGCAATTACTGAACCAGAAGGAATACCTCTAATCAGCGTAAGTCCTAGTGGAGAATTAAATTTTAATTTTGTTACTTCTACTGCCAGTCCTGGCGGTGGATTCTCATACTCTTTCAACTTTACTCCACAGTATACTTTTAATTGGGACTTTTCTGGAATAGCTGCAGCTATTCCTGCTACAAAAGTTTCAGTTCAACACCCACAAACTAAAAGTCCTGCGCCTGGAGATTCTAAAGGAATAGGCCAAGGAGAAATTATTACATTAGATTCTTTATTTGGAAATGAATTTGATTTATCACTTACTTTTATGAAAGGAACCCCAGACCAAGGTGCCTTAAGTCAACTAGTATCAATTGCTGACCAAAAAGCATTTAAAAGACAAGTTGACTATTATGATTTAGGAGGGAAAAATTTACCTTATTGGAGTAATAACCATAGATTAGTAGATACAGCTTATGTTCATGTTAGATATGAATTAAGTGAAGAAATGACTGAAATTCCTGAACTTGAATATACTGTAAGAGGAAAAGTTTATGAAAATTATAATTATGACAATACATATGTAAAAGACCCAGCTACAACTAGTTTTGTTCCTAGAAATATTACAACTGGAGCAACTAACTATCAAATTCGTGAAAATGATGTTGTAAATGTAGAAGTAAGTTTTAATAATGGAAGTAGTTTTGAGACTGCAAAAACATCATCAGGAAGTACAAGTTTTAGAGTAATGGATATGTATGAAGTCGTTAATCACAATGGAAATACAGAATTTAGATATAGACTAGATGAAACACCTTTTTATAAAAATGATGGAAGCACTAGACTTTCACCAAATGGATTTCCTACTTTTGATAAGATAAGATTAAATAAATCAGGAACTACTTGGACTATGCTTCCTTGGAATGCAGGGTCATATAAAACTCCTCAAAATTTTCCAAATCAAAAAGTAGATGTAGCAAATTTTTCAGTTTTAGAAGGTAAATTAAGAGTAGGATTAAGTTCTTCAAATGCAACTACTTTAGCAGCAACAGGAAATGCATACCAACTTATGCCAAGAGTTGCAGGAGCTTCTTTAACTGGAGATTTGCAACACTTTAAAACTAATGTTTTTAGGGCAGAAAATAATAATACAACAAACTTTACACTTACTGATACTAAAAATTATACAAGTGCGCCGACAGCTTCAGCAAGTGATTATTCAATTCAATCAGCAAGAAAATATGATTTAAGTTCCATATCAGGATTCTCAGCAAAATCCTCTAGTGAAATAGAAGGACAATTCTTAAAAATAATAGAAACTGGAGAAGAAAGAGAAATAATGACAAAAAGTGGAGGTAGTGTAACCATATCTTCACCTTTTGCTTTTGCTCCAGATACAAATAATACTTTTACTATTACAGGAAGTGGAAGAGACCTCAGAGCAGGAACTAACCCAGCAATGCAACTTCTTGACTATATGACAAATCAAATCTATGGAAAAGATTTAGATTTGGAGACAGATATTGATTTAGAAAGTTTTATAGCTACAGGAAAATTATGTGATACTCGTTCTGATGTAACAATAAAATTAAGTTCAGGAACGCCTACAGTAGGAAACAGGTATGTATTCAATCCAAGTAACCTAAATGATGGTTCTGGTGCTCTTACTGTAACCAGTGATATGCGAGGACCTACTTTTTCTGGAAAAGTAAAATCATTTGATTCTAGTTCAAATTTAGTAACTTTTACTGAATGTACGGGAAAAATTTATTATGAGTATAATGATTATAGAATTTATGATAGAGGAGATGTAATAGCTTCAAAATTTCCTTCAACTGGTGCACGTAGTTTTAGTCAGTATATAAATAATGCATCAGGAATATTAGTAGATGACCCTGCAGACTCTAGTACTTCGAAGACAAGAGCTATGGGAAATATGAGTAGTCAGCTAAATGGATTTAGATTCTCTGATGGAAGCACAACTCTTATTATGGACACAGCCGTGGAGCCTCTTTATAGTTTATATGACTCTGATTTTATAAAATATTGGAGATATACAGGTTGGGAACATCATCATCAAAGATGGGTAACTAGACATCAAACCAATCATCTTATCGATACAAGTAAATCTGTATTTGAGAATGTAAACTTAATGCTTCAACACTTTAATGGTATTTTATCTTATGAAAATGGTAACTATGTTTTAGGAATTGAAAGTCAAGAAGATGCTCCAGTTTCTACTAAAACTTTTAATGGCACTACTTACAATGAAAATGTAAATCCTTATTTTATAGAACACTCAGATATTATAGGAGATATAAAACTTACTGATAATTCAAATAAAAAGTCTAGAAATTTAGTAAAAGCTACACTTCCAGACCCTTCTCTTGCTTATGATAATAGAAATATATCTTTCTTAAATGCAGACTATTTAAAAGCAGATAGAAATATAAGAAAAAGTGGAAGTTTGGCTTTTTCAGGTATTACAAACTATTTTAATGGAAGAATAAACTCCGAAAGATATTTAACTAAAACTAGATATGCAAAAGAAGTAACTTTTAAAGTGGGACAAAAAGGATTACTTATGAAGCCAGGTCAAGTTCTTGGCTTAACATATGAGCCTTTTGGGTTCACAAATAAATTATTTAGAATAGAAAATTTAAACTTTAATGCAGATTGTACAGTTACTATAAAAGGAGTAGAATACGATGATGCAGTTTATTTTATAAGTTCTCAACTAAAAACCAAACTATTTAGTGAAAATACAGGAACAAACCTTAAAGCAAAAGCTCCAGGAGCACCAACAGACTTTACTATATCAGAATTAAGCAATTCTCCTGGAATGTTACAACTATCATGGACTAATGCAACAGATTTTAGAGAAGAAACAGATTTTACAGAAGTATGGCACGACAGTTCCAATGAAAATGCAAGGAGTATTGCAACAAGAATAGCAACAGTAAAAGGTGAAACATTTAATTACTATCAATCAGTACCAAATAGTTTCAACTTCTTTTGGG